AAAGTGCCCGCAGCGGTGATCGGGCTGCCCGACACCGAAAACCCGGAAGGCATGGACAACGCCACGCTGGTCACGGTGCCGCTACCGCCTGCGGAAATCCATTCCACATCGGTCGCGCCGGTGTTCACGGCCAGCACTTTGCCCGCATTGGACGTGTAAGACGGCAGCAGATTGCCACGGGCTTGAACAGCCGTGGAAGCAGCAGTGCCACCATAAGCGATGCCAATTTCGGTGCCTTTCCAAACACCTACATTGACCTCGCCGCTGTCGTTGATCTGCATCCCGGAGTTTTGGATCAACTTGCCCGTGGTGCCATCAAACCTGGCGATTGCGTTGTCCGTGCTGGACGCCGGACCAACCACATCGCCTGTACCACTTGCCGTCGAATTGATCGTGTAGTTGGGCCATGTGCCAGTGATGGTTACGTTGGTGCCTGCTGTCAGAGCAGGCGTGGCCGTACCATTACCGCCATTGACTACCGGCAGCACGCCAGTCACGCCGTTGGTCAGCCCAACCTGTGCGTTTTCCCACAGCTGAGTGCTGCTGTTGTAGACAATCGTCTGACCGTTGGACGGGGTCTGAGCCGACACATTGTGCAGCTCTTCCAACTCATAGCCGTTTTGGACGTTGACGAAAATCTTGCCGTTGGCCGCGTTGGAATACTCAACAATACCAACATACACCAGATGATTGGGGGCGTATGGTTTTGTGGTGGTAAACGCACCCGCTGTTGTTGGGCTGAGATACAACTGAGCGCCATCGGCGTATGCCGAGGTGTCGATGTTGGTAATCAAACCTGTGACAACCACATAGCCGGTCGCGTTGTTGGCAATGTCAGCCCGCACCAAGCCCAACGTCTGGGCCGATGTAGGATCACCCGATGCAATGGCTTTTGACACCGTAGGCGTTTGCCCCGTGGCACCGCTGATGTAAACCACCGTGCCTTTGCTCAGAGTTGAACCAGTGCTGTTGCGCACCAAGACCACCACGTCGGTGGCATAGGTCACAGACAGATCACGGGATGCACCAGTGCCCGACACAGTCACACTGCCGTCAATGGACGTCAAAGTGCCGATCTTGCCGTTGAATGTGTTCCAGTCTGTCGATGTCAGATAGCCATCAGTGGTTGTGTTGGCAGCAGCCATGCTGATTGCAGGCGTTGCACCGCCAGACGACACAACAGGCGCGGTGCCAGTGACCGAAGTGACAGTGCCGGAACCTTTGTTGTTAAACGTATTCCAGTCTGTCGATGTCAAATAGCCATCAGTGCTGCTATTCGCCGCAGCCATACTGATTGCGGGCGTTGCACCGCCAGATGACACAACGGGAGCAGTACCGGTAACCGAAGTGACGCCAACATCTACAGCAGCAGCAATGTCGTCTACAGTCGTTTTGCGCGTTTCGCCGCTTTGGACAAGGGGGACTTCTTCAGTGCCTGCCAGCGGCGTGGTTGCTGCTGGCAGTTGGGAAATTTTCACGTCTGCCATGATGCCGCCTTACTCGAATGCGATGGTGGCGCTGACAGTGCCGCCGATCACGACGTACAGGCCGTTCTTGGCGTAGATGCCGTCGTAGAAATTGTGGTTTGTGCCAGCCACCGGGGTGAATGTGTCGATGATCTTGGGGTCAGATGTGCTAAACGTGGCCGAGTCGTAAATCGTAACGGTCGGCGTGCTTGACGCGGCGCTTACAAACAGCCCTTTGAGCTTGCCAGCAGCAGGTTTGACCTGGGTGGTTGCGGAAATTTGCTTGTAGGTCGAGGACATGATGGCTCCTTACGCCAATGGATATTGATTGCGTTTTGCTCGATTGAGCGCTTTAGGAATGACTTGCACATTGGTTGGAACATGCAAACCTGATACAAGCCGCCCGCGCAACGGAATTATGTGGTCAACTTCCCACACAAACCCAAACAACTCTGTGCGCAATTTGGCAAGCGCATAGGCTTCACGCAGCATCCACTTGTCATCCGATGAAAGCCATTTTGGCACACGTTTATCACGTCTGGCAACGCTGGCGACCGCCCATGCTGTTGTCTTATCTGGATTTTTATCGCGGTAACGCTTTGACTTTGCCGCAACTTTTTCCGGGTTTTCTGCTGCCCACTTTTGAGCAGCCGCTTTCACCTGTTCTGGGTTTTCCTGCTGCCAACGCCGTGATCTGGCGTGATGTGTTTTTTTATTGGCCTCATACCATTTGCGCCAAGATGCGTATTGAGTTTCACGATTATTTTTGTATTTGTCCACACCTGCGATTTTCACGCATTCGCGACAAATACCCGTGCTCGTGTAACGTTCGGAAAAATGCCCATGCTTACACGGTTTACCCGTGGTGTACATTTTCAAGCCAAGGGCTTTTGCTTCCGCACGTTTCATGCCAAGAACTTTAACCGATACAAAGTGCTCAAGTACAACTCAACGATGCCGTCAACCAGGTTCTGCAACGCAGTGTCACCCTTGTCGAAGGTTTCATAACGAGATTTTTCAATCTCGGCCAGCGAGTCCTCAAGGAACTCCACAATGTTCGTTGTTTTCCGAGCAGAGCGCAAGCTGATCGGACCGATCAGACCATGCCGCCCTTGATAGGCTTCGGCCAGCCCATCGGCCAATTCAATGATCTCGCTGTAAAACGAGTTCAGGGCCATGTGCTTGGCGTAGCTGCGGGTGTTCAGATGCACACTGTGAGCCACATCGCGGGCCAAGAACAGCTCACCGATGAAATCAGAGCATTTCATTTTGTTCTCCACGGGCTTCTTCGGCTGCCATTTGACCAACCACATCGCCGGTATCCAACGCCGCAGCCAACGTGTTCATCACAAGTTCCTGCACCTGTTCGGGCGTCATGTTGGCCTGGAAAGCCGCAATGCGCTTGGTTTCGGCATCGAACGCCTTGATGATGTTGGCCTGCTCCTTGATCTCCAGATCGCGGGCCTCCATGCTCTTGCTGACGTTTTGCAGCATCTGGTGCATCTGCTCCATTTCCTGCCCCATCGCCTCGATTTGCTGGTTGGCAGCCTGCAGCGCTGGATCTTCCTCATCAGAAAGAATCTTGGGATCGATGACCTTGGCAAAGCGCTTGGACATTTCCTGAGCACCCGGCCAGTCCATGTTCTTGATGAACAGGTCACCGGCCACTTGCCAGAGCTGCGGGTTGCCTTGCAACAGCTGGGCCATGGCCTCGAGCGATTCCTGACGCTTGGTGGCGTAGCCGGGGCCGGTGATCGAGCGCACGTCATACTTGCCGACGCCGGGGTTGTAGATTTTCTCAATCACAATGCCCTGCTCGTCAACCACTTTGCGCACGGGTTCTTCCTGCATCGGGTTGATCTTGACGGTCGACGGCTCACCGTCTTCACCGATGATCCGGGCAATACGCTCAGTGTCGTAGATTTTGGGGATCAGGTCGACCAGTTGGCGGCCCAGATGACGGATCGCACGGGCCAGGTTGTCGACATAGTGGTACGTGCCAACGTCCGATTCCTTCTGACGGGCCAAGATCGCTTTGCCGGAACGCTCGTTGCTGGTCATGCCCAGCGAGGCGTTGTACTGACCGGTGGCGCTCTTGATGTCCTCAGACGCCCCTTCCTTGGCCTGCAGGAGGCCGCTGGAGGCCATCGGAGGCTGTGCCCGCTGGGGTAAGGGCAGGATGTTGCCTTGACCGTCTGTAACGTCGGGATTGACCTCAAGGTACGGCCAGTTGTTCGTGTTGGCCGTCTTCCACTGGTACTCGTAGCCCTCAAACTGGCCACCGTAGCCGATGAACGGAGCTTTGGGGGCCAGCGCCAGCATTTCGGCTTCCTGCGACACCCAGTAGTTGTACATCCGCTGAGCGTCTTTGGCGTTGCGCACCAGACCCGAGATGTAGATACGACCATCGACCTCAAACTCGTTGCCGACTACGCGGATCACGGGAATATGCTTGCCCGGCCAGGTGGTTTCTTCAAGGATTTCGTAGCCGTTGATCTTGCACCACTTTACCGTCTTGCGATCGGCTTCGCGGCTTTTGAGCGGCCTGCCGAACATTGCACGCATCTGCTTGTCCTCGGGCGTGCCGCTGAACGCAGTCATGTTGCCCGGGTACAAGTTGAGCGTGGCCTTCTTGGTTTCGTAGTAGAAGTACTCGGCGATCCGCACCGTGTCTTCGTTGATCCACTGCTGCACCGATTGATCGCCCACACCCAGGCTCATCAGGGTGCTGATTGGCGCTGCGTCAGGGTACAGGCGCTCGTACTCCTTCTTGGTCAGGTCTTCCGTGATGAAGCACCAGCGGGCATCTGCACCCGTGGGGTCTTGCATCAGCGGGTCCATGTAGACCGAGAAGCTGTTGCGGATGCGTCCGATCTTGATCTCTTGGTCGAAGCTGTCTTCGTCGCAATACTCGGTCAGAACGCGGAAATACCCTTCGCCGTAGGCCACCTGGTTCTCGCAGGCGGTGTCGTAGGCCACATCGGCGTCGGAGATGTACTCGATGTGCCGGATCACGCCGTTGAACACCTCGGCGACATCGGCCTCGGCCTCATCGTTGGCCGGAATCACCTTGATGCCCGGGCGGTTGATCCGCTGCTCGTTGGTGACTTGGTGGACGTGCTGGGGCAGTTTGTTGATGGTCAGGCAGGGCCGAGCGTTGATTGTCTGCCCTTGCACTGCGCCGCGTGTTTGCAGCACGTCTGCGGGCCACTGCCACTGGTTGTCGGGGGAGCCTGCGTAGAACCGCAGGTCGTCGATTTCGTCTTCGCGGCTCTCGGACAGCGCCGAAATCGCCATGTTTAGCCGCTGGCGTGCTTCAGCCAGCACCTCGGAGTTGCCTTTGCCGGGGCTGTCCGGGCCGTTGACCGCGACGTTGGCCGCAGCGTTGATTCCGGTTGGGTCGCTCATTGCTCAACCACTCCAAGGATGTGATCCTCGCGCATCACGAGGTAGTCGTGCTTGTCGAAGGTGAATTCCTGGCCGACAAACTCGCCAAAACAGATTTTATCCCCAACTTTGACATCTTTGGCAGCCGGCCCAGCGGCCAAAACGGTCCCAAAACCGGTCTGTTTGGCCCGCAAAAGCTGCAAAAGTGCGTGTTTTTCGATCTCCGGCTCGACGATCAGGCAGTCTTGGAGGGCGTTGAGGTTCATTTTTTGGCTTTCGGGGCGGGCTTTTTGGCAGCCTCGCGTTTGACTGAATACGCGACGGCAACAGCCTGTTTTACGGGTTTCCCAGCAGCCACTTCGGCTTTGACGTTCTTGCGAAAGGCTTCTTTGCTGGTGGATTTGCTCAGAGGCATGATCAGGCTCCCATCCAAGAGGTGGCACCCGGGCTGCTTTGGGCGTTGCGCCGGGTGGTTGTGCGCGAATTGTACTCACGGGACTCGCGGCTGGCTACCGGGAAGGCAAAGGTCACGGCGATGGCATCAGCGGCGTCTGGTGACGCAAGGCCTCGTGCTTTCATTTCCTTTTTCCCTTCCAAAAAGATGGTGCCCGACGAGTTGGGCTTCTTCATCGGGCCGGTCAGGTCAGCCTTGAGCAGTCGATCTTTGGGGATACTGGCCGTTTTGAGCCAGTCGCGCATCGCGCCCCACAGCTCTGCGCGTTTGTTGCCCCACATGACGGAGCTTTTCGCTTTCCACCCGAAGTTGACCCCGCGCACTTTGTACCGCTGCTCGGTCAACCTGTCAAGGATGCCGTAGCCCAGGCCGCCCTCGTCGATGACGGTCAGGACGGGCTTGTACTCCTCGATCGCTTCGATGACGTGGCCCACGGTGACCATGGTGTCGTCGCCCTTGTAGCGTTTGATGGCCACAATGTCACGGCCTTGGCGCACGGCGATCACGGTGGAGTCCATGCCGCCTCGGGCCGGGTCCACGCCGATCACGATCGGTGCGGTCATGTCTTTGTACAGGGGCCGGTTCATGGCGTCGTCGACCAGGAACGGCCCGATGAACTGGTCTTCCCCGCTCTTGGGAAAGTCACCGTAGACCTCGACGCGGGCTTCGTCGGAGTCCTCACCGTACTCCTCGATGATCTGTTGGTAGATCGACTTGTCGGTGCCCTCGACTGTGCGGGCGTCGATCTTCTCGGACTCCCAGAAGTCCCGTTTGGCCCCGTCCACCGCCTCGTAAAAGTACCCTTGGTTACGCCGCCCGTTGCTGAACGCGAACCAGTACCGGTCCAGGATGTTCTCCGTAAAGAAGCCAGCGGCCACGGACCAGATGCTGTCCGGGATGCCGCTGGCCTCGTCGAAGATGACCATCATGCCGTCCATGTTGTGGACACCGGCGTAGGCGTCTGGGTTCTCCTCGCTCCAGAGCTTCCCCTCAGCGCCCCAATAACGGGTGCCCTTCTTGAGGTCACGCTCGACCAGGTCGGTGAGCCAAGCGGCGGGCTGCAGCGATGTGGCCGTTGGCTCCCACCAGTGCGAGTTGATGCTCATCGTGGCCCACTTGGTCAGCTCACCCCAGGTCACTTTACGCAACTGATTCTCGCTGTTAGCCGACACGACCACGCTCGAGCCTATGCGGGTGGAGAGCATCCACAGGATCAGCCAGCTCACCAGGGCCGACTTCCCCACCCCTCGCCCAGACGACACGGCTCTGCGCAGCGCATCGATCATCTCACCATCGGAGAGCTTGGCCCTGTTGTCCTTGATGAACTCGGCGATCCTCCTGAGCGCCCTTCTCTGCCACATGCGCGGCCCCTTGAAGTGTTCGAGGGGTGTGTTCTTCTGCCCCCATGGGAACGCGAACAGCACGAAGCTCTCCGGGTTGTCCTTGATCTGCGGGGACCAGAGCTGCGCCATCAGCGTCTGCTCCTCCTCTGGACTGTACCGGGGCTTCTGCATCACTCATTCTCCAGTCTAGGGGTCACATCGATCACCTCAGCCTCAATCACCCGGGCCTGGGCCTGCGCCAGCGCCTCAGTGATCGAGATCGTGCCGCCAAGCTCGACTTGCTTGACCTCGCCGTATCGCTTCTTGTTGTGGGCGCTCATGAGCCACTTGCGCGTGTCGATGCGCAGTTTGTCGCGGTTGACCGTGTCGCTGGCTGCCGGGTCGATCGTGCCCACGCCATCGGCAATCTCAAGGATCTCGCCAGCCAGGAACTCGGTGCGCATCTCCTGCGCCTCCTTGAACCGCTCATGCCTGACCGGATCACGCTTGACCCAGCGCAGAAAGTCCTCGTAGCTCACGAGTCTGTGATCGTCCTCGATCAAGGACTGCAAGGAGCGGCCCCGGTACACGTCCTCGATCACACGCTCGAAGATCTGCTCATATTCGACATGGCGCAGTGCCTTTGTCTCTTTTGAGACTTTAGGGGGCTTAGGGTCACCTGCTGTCAGCCACGATGGCAATTCGATTGAATGTTCACTTGTGACAGCAGTGCCTACGGGGAAAGGGGTGCCTTGTTCCATAGTGGGTGTGAGTGTACCTGTGGAATTTGCGGGATGCAATGAAGTTTATGGAACCCAGTGGGTTATGGGAGTCATTTTGAAAAAATAAAAATTTTGTCAGGGGGTCCACCGTCGCCAGTGACCCCTAGCCTCCGGACCCCACCCACCCCCATCGCCCGGAACCCGCGCACCCATGCGCCAGGGCAGCACGGGCGCTGGCCATGCGCCAGGGCAGCACGCGACACCGCGAACCCAGCGGGTCCGGGTGTCCGGGCAGGGCATGGGCGCCAGGGATGCCGTGAACCCATGGGGTCACGCGAGTGGTGCAATTCACCAGGAATCAGTGACCCAGCGGGTTAAAATGGGGCGTGGTGACAAGATGCCCTTTTCGCGCGGGCGCGACCCCCCTAAAAATGACATTTTCGATTTGCACATTTTTTAAGCAAACCCCGGAAACCTACCCCTAGAACCAAAAGGCGCAGTTGTCACAATCGCACCAGTGCATCACCCGCTGGGTGAAAACCCTGACGCATTGTTACAATTTTCTTGTTGACATCGTAACCCAGCGGGTTATACTAGTCTCACGGTTCGAGATTGAACCGGGTAACTGTAAAGGTGATTAAATGAACCGACACACACTCACTTACATCGATCTACACCCCGAACCCGTGAAGCGTGACTGGATCGGCGAGATCCTGGGCTGGCTGGCCGCTGCCGCTGTTGCGGTAGCTGGCACCTTCGTGCTGATCTGCTTGATGGTCCTGCCCCAGCTGTTCCGTCAATAAACCCAGGGGCGTGCCCCTTTTTCCCTGTAACCCGTAACCCGTGAAGGTAAAAACATGTTTTTAAACAACGAACAATATATTGCGGAAGGTGGCACACGTTGCCCATTTTGCGGAAGTTTGGACATTGAAGGGCAGGAAGTAAACATCGACGCCGGGCAGGCTTGGCAAGATGTTTATTGCAACCATTGTCGCAAAGAATGGCAGGACACTTACACTTTGACCGGCTATGCGGACACTAATAAGTAAACTTTTGTAACTCGTAAAGGTAAACACATGAAAACCGAAAACCCCGTAATCCTGGCCGACCTGGCCGACAACCTGGGCAAATTGAAAGCCCTGGCAGCTGACGTTGATTCTCAAATGGAAATCATCAAGGGCGAATTGATCTTGGCAGGTGTACCCGCGGTCGAAGGGGCACTTTTTCGCGCTACCGTGTCGCACTGCCCTGGCCGTGATGTGACCGACTGGAAAGCTCTAGCACTCTCGCTGGGTGCAACTCTTGCGCAAGTGAATGAATTCACCACCACGGGCACGCCGTATAGCGTGGTGCGCGTATCAGCACGCAAGGGGTGACACCATGATCAATGCCGAATTTATGCGCAAGCATTTTACCGTCGCGCACGTCACCGACAAACCCCGATTCAGCGAAGCCGATACCCTGGCGATGCGCTCAATCGTCAAGCGCTTAGGTGATGCCGTGCTCACGGCACAGTGCACCCCAGGAAAACTAGAGTTTTGTTTGCAGGTGATCAGCGCTGCAGCGATTGACCTCGAAGAGCTAATCGAAGGGAACATGTGATGCCGCGCATATCTGTAACCTCAAAGCTCGACGGTATCCGCTCATGGTCCCTTCAAGCCCGGGACACGTGTCCCGGTTCGATCGAGTCGCCTGGCGTGCTGGTGGATGCGTGCAAAGGGTGTTACGCCACTACCGGGAACTACGTTTTCGCAAACGTGCGCGCACCCAGGGAATTCAATAAAACCGACTGGCAGCGTATCGAATGGGTTGACGATATGGTCAACGAGTTGCAAAGGGACCGTTATTTCCGATGGTTCGATTCTGGCGATTTGTATTCCCTGGCCCTGGCTGAAAAGATTCTCGAAGTGATGCAGCGCACCCCATGGTGCATGCATTGGCTTCCGACTCGCATGCACAAGTTCCCGAAGTATCGCCAGGTGCTGGACAACATGCGTGCCCTTGATAACGTGTCGGTCCGGTTTTCGGCTGACAGCATCACGGGCGAGTACACCCCGGGCCTGCACGGATCCGTTATCGGTCCAAGCGCTGACACCTGGCGCGAGCACCCAGGTGCATCCCTTTGCCGGGCTTATGAGCACGGCGGCCAGTGCAGCGGGTGCCGCGCGTGCTGGGATAAAACCATTCCCTTGATCTGTTACCCGGCGCACGGTCAGAAGATGGCCAAAATTATTCGATTGAAACTGGAGAATTGAACATGGCAAAACCGACATTTAATATGGCCGTGCGCAAGGGTGACACCCTGGCCACTAGTTACACCCCGATTATTTACACCCGGGGACATGAGGCGTGGCGCCTGGCGCTGCACCGTGAAAAAGGTAAAGGGTCCGAATGGATAGTATCGGACCCGGTGAGCGGGTACCGGGTTTGCCGGATTGACGCAACGTATAAGGGCCTGCCCGTATCGTCGCGCACACTAACGCAAAAACAAGCTCAGGCACTCGCCCTGGTGGACCTGGATTTACTGGTGGACCGCATCGGGCTTGAGCGCTTTTCCGAAGTCTTGAATAAAGCCCAAAAGGGGAATTGAACATGATACATCTTGAAAACTTACCCGCCGGCGAAGCCGAACGACTCGCATATGCTGAGGGGTTTACCGGTGTCGCGAAGCTCTATGCACGCATTGACGAGCTACAGCGGGCACTAGGTGAAGCCACGGCCAGGATGGAAGAGCTTGAAGCCGATCTACGTGCTGCGCAGTTCGTCAATCGTCACGAACGCGCTTATGGGGGCACCGAATGAGCACCCTCATCGCCATGGCCATTGTCGGCCTGATAGTCGCTGCATGGGATTTATAAGCCCCTGATTTATCAACCCGTACCCCAGGTTAGCACCTGGGGCTTTTTTGACCCCTTGAAAGCCCGATTATGAGAATCCCTGACACCCTGACACCACAAGCCCCAGGCTTTGCCGATACCCTATTGGCCCTGCTCTATCGGCAAAAGTTGACCGAAGCCCAGGGCGCTGCGCTGCTAGGCGTGCCCGTGTACACCCTGCGCAAATGGCTGACCGGGCAGCGCGTGCCCAGTGCAGCGGCCGTGCGATTGGTTGACGTGCTGCTCACACTCGAAGCGCTGTCGCCCGACATGCTGGCCGCGCTGACACCGACGTTCGCCGCAGAATCTGAGCATGTCGAAAAATCCGCTTTATAAGGCATCTGGAACTTTTTTGAAATTGGAACTCACATGAACATTTGGCCCTTTCCCACACACCCCGGACCCATACCCTGGACCCCCGCACAAGAAGCCGCGTATCAACGCCAACAACGTGAACAATTAGGAGATGCACCATGGTGACCAATAAGAAAGACGACGCCTTGAGGCTGGCGCTGGAGGCGCTGGTTGCGGCGTATCAAGGCAAGGACAAAACAGGACAGGTGACTGAAGCCATCACCGCCATCCGCGAAGCACTGGCCGATCAGCCAGCACAGCGCCAGCCGTGGGTGGGGCTGAAGGATGAGGATGACGTAGTTGGAATGGCCCGTGATGCCTTTGCAGCGCGGTACTGCGCACTGCCTGTTCCAGAGAGTCGAATTAAAGCACTTGCTGAAGCCATCGAAGCCAAACTCAAGGAGAAGAACGCATGACAACAGAACAATACTCAATCGGCTACGAGGAAGGCTATCAAGATGGATGGAACGCAGCGATGGATGCCAAGCCAGCAAGCAAGCCGCTGACATGGGAGCGAGTGCGGGAGATTTGTAAAGGGTCAGGTTACGACAAAGCGACGATGCAAGAGCGTGCCGACTTCATCAACGGAATTCGCCACGCCGAAGCCGCCCACGGCATCAAGGGGGACGCATGAACTGGCTTAAAACATTATGGTGCTCATGGACGCATGGCGGTGGGCACCAAACTCTACACATCCCACCGGCAAGCAAGCCGTGGGTGGGGCTGACGGAGGAGGAAGCAGCAGCGACAGCCTACAAAAGCTTTGACGAATACTGGACGGAGGATTGCAAAGGCAGAGAAAAAGAAGCATGGGCCGCCGCTGGCCGCGCCATCGAAGCCAAGCTGCGCGAAAAGAACACAGGAGAACAACCATGAGCCTGAACGTACAACACTCCAGCACCATCAACAATGCCATCCTGCCAAAAAAGATGGATATGACCCGCATTCCAGCAGAAACACGGAAGTTTGTAGAAGCAGAAGCGCTTTCTATCTTCACATCCATGACAAACGCAGGAGCATCACTGCAACAAACGCTGGTGGCGGTATTTCTGTCTGGAATGAATGCAGCACACAGCGTAGGAGAACAACCGTGAATGTTTTTGACATGATTGTTGAGTTGCGCGGAGGCTTTCCAGAATGCTGCGATTTTTGCGGTCAACCGTACAACGAAAAACGCCACCCAACACCAGATGAAGGTGGTGAATGGGCTTGCACTGAATGCTGGGAACGGTGGGATAAAGAAGATGCAGAACTTAAACCTCAAGGAAAACAACCATGACCCCAGAAGCATTGCGGTTGGCTCGTGAGCTTGAACAAGCGTATGCGGATGATGCGTACTTTCAGCAACACGCCGCCGAACTGCGCCGACTGCACGCGCTGAACGCTGAACTGCTGAAGGCGCTGGAATGGATTGATCGGAGATGCAGCAAAGATTATTTCACCGACAAGCACCCACTACATCAAATTCACTGGGAGATGGCACATGATGCAGGCGCTTGTGCCCGTGCCGCCATCGCCAGAACAACAGGAGAGCAGTGATGTGGCCCTTCCCACCACCCACAGGGCCAGTCCCATGGACTCCGGCCCAAGAGAAGGCCTACCAGCGCCAGAAGCTGGCACAAGCAGAGGAGGCATTGCTATGAACAGAGAAGACATTATCCGCATGGCGCGGGAGGCTGGGGCAATACCAATTCACAAAGACTACAGCCAAAAAGCATTGGTGGGCAATGAAAACATCGAACGCTTCGCCGCCCTTGTCGCTGCTGTCGCGAAAGCGGAGGAGCGTGAGGCCCTTTGTAAGCTGGGTGAAGACAGCCGATACAGCCATCAGTACGTGCACTCGTTTTTAAACACCATCCGAGCAAGGGGGAACACCCAGTAACCAAAAGGCCCGGTGATCCCGGGCCTTCTTCATTCATCCATCGTATCGGGGTCATACCCCTTGACCAGTTTGCGCTCTTTACCCTGCGCCGTGGCGTACCGGTAAATGTAATCAGCATGACGCTGCTTGGCCTTGATCACGCGCTGCCGGTAGTCCTTGAACATCGTAGCCAGTGACGGGTTCAGTGCCCAGATCACCCGGCGCTTGTTTAGCTCATTCTCCACCTGGACCGCCCAGCCCGCCTGCTCCAGTGACAGCATGGCATCCATGACCATCTGATCCTTCTGCCACTCGGTCTTACCCTCGAGCTTGCGTCTGGCAGAGCGCTTGAGCGTGCGCAACTCAACCATCTGCGTGTCCGAGCAGATGTGAATAATGTGATCCACCATCCACTGATCAAACGAGTCGTCAATCGTGCCGCCCACCTCGCCCAGCGCATACCGATACGCGGGGATCACGTAGCCCCTGATCAGCGAGTCCACCCGGTTCACAATGTCCACGTTCACCATGGGTGAGAACGGCTGCTCGATGATGTGGAACAGAAGAATCAGGCGACCCATCAAGCCCTCTAGCTTGCCGAACGCTGTCATGTACTCCACGCCACTGTCCAGCAGCCGCTCGTCCTGCTTGGCCTGCTCGTACCAGACTTGGAACTGGCGATAGGCGTTGTACGCATCGGGTGAGAGTTTGTAGGTCTGCGGTGGCAGCGCGAACACCATGCGCAAGGTGTTTTCCCACGCTGCGCTGCTGGTCATGTAGTCGGGGATGGGGTTGCCCAGTTTGGTCTTGCTGGCCACCAAAATGCCGGGTATGAAGCGCTGAAGCAGGCCGTCGGCAGACAGGGCGCTCACGTTGGCCTTGAACACCTGCGGCTGGATGTTGCCGTAGATCGACACCGCCAGGTTTTCGCAGTGTATGGACCCAGCGCCCACGCGGTCCATCTCATAGTGTTCTGACTCGTAACTTACGACCCATGCAGAGCGGTCTTCTCCACTCATTTTGTCGGTCAGCTTCTTGACCCACGAGTTCATCTCGTCAAGATAGCATAACAGACCCCGAGGGCGATCGGCTGCCTGCCTGACAAGTTTCTGACTGGTAACGTCACTGACCGTGATCTTTAGCGGCACGGGCTGCGGGGGCATCTCGGGCACATGCGGTGCCTGGTCGCCACCAAGCAGCGCCTCGGGGCTGGCAGACCACTCCAAGAAGGACTTTTTGGCAGAGGTGTAGGCTGCCTCCTTGCCCTCCCAGTCGAGCAGTTCCTTGCCATACCTGGGCCTGTCCTCAGCCTCGATGTCGCGCAGCGGGGCCAGCATGGGGCGACTGCCTGGTGATTTCTTGTCGGCTGGCGCACCAAGGGTCATCAACCACAGCACCGGTGGTACCTTGAACCCGGGCATCAGCTCCAGCCGTATGCGGGCATCCACAACGCCGCAGACCGCAGCCAGACCGGCAAACAGGGGCACGAGAGGGTCACAGCCCACGCTGTCGCCGATCTCTTGCGCACGCTGGCGCAGGATGGCAGGCCACAGATCGACCTGCATCTCAGGGGGCTTTGGGCGCAGGCCGTCCAGCACGTCCAGCGGCTCCATGACCGGTGCCTCGACCTTCTTGAACAGATCGGTCACGTCGGGCAGGGGGCGCTCCCAGCCGTGCTGCTTGGCGATGTGAAACAGCGTACCCAGCTTAACCGCCGTGGCCTTGTCGGTCTTGAAGCTGGCCCACTGGTGCATGATCTCGCGCTCACCGGGATACTTGTCCGGGGCGCTCAGGGACCACTCGTTCCACATGTGCAGCGCCTGCTCGAGCTGTCCGGTTTGGCTACCTGCCCAGTGCAGCGCCATGCCGCAGTTGATCCACTCGTCACGGGAGCACGAGGCCGGGACAGCCTCGAGCGCCTGACGTATCTCCTCCCACGAGGCGTCCACCGACCCATCGGTGCTGATGGTGCGCTCTTTGTCCTGCGCCAGCATCTCCTGCCACAGATCAAGCAGGGCCATGGGCAGCTCGGGCAGCCGGGTCCAGTTGCCCCTGCCGTCCCACTGATAGGGCTGGCGTGTCTCGGGGTGGATCGACGGGGGCAGCACGTCCTGCACCGTCAGGCCGTTGGCCGTGGCGCAGCGCAGTTCGTACACCGTGATCTTGCCCTGCAGGATCTTTTTGGACGGCAGCGCGATGCCAAGGGGCATCCGATAGAGCAGCTTACCGTGTCCGGGTTTACCCGAGTTGATCACCACGGCGTCCGGTGCGTCGTACAACTCTTGCAGGTTGACGCCACAGTCGGCCAGCATCGTGGAGGCGATCTGCCAGTTGTCGATGTCCAGCGCCATGGTGCCGCTATAGGCGTGGCCCAAGCCAATACCGAAGCCCGGGGGCAGTTGGGTCTGGTCTTTGAGGGCGTTCTCTTTGAGGTTCCACCCCGGTGTGCGCGGTCCCTTGGTGCCTGCTGGGATGGGCACCAGACTCCAGCCATGCCGGATATAGGCGTCAATCGATGCCGGGTGGGGTTGTACGGTGAGCGGCAGTGTCATAGAATGATCTCGCTGGTGATTCGCAGTTGCCAGTGTTTCATGTTGGAAGTCTCCTTTTCTGGGTTACCCCGGGGTTCACAAGACCCCGGGGTTTATTTTTGCCCATGTGTTGCATTGTGCCACAACTGTGCTACAATTATTCATCGACACAGAAAATTTTCAAAATCATGTCCAACGTCAAATCAGCGTACTTGTCAGTGAGAATTCCTGACAAAACGCGCACCAAGTTTCACGACAAGGCCAAGAAGTTCGGCACCCCGAGCGAGGTCTTGCGTGAACTCATCGATGCGTTCAATGAAGACCGCGTCGCCATCCAAGCCCCTGTAACCCGTAAGGAGAAACTTTATGTCCCTCGAAGCCAAAATTGAAGCCCTGACCGCTGCCGTGGTCGCCCTGACTGCCAAGCTGGAGTCGAACAATGTAGCAGTCCCGGCCCCTGTGGCGCAAGCCCCTGTACCGGTTCCTACCCCGGTTCCTACCCCGGTTCCTACCTTGCCCCAGGTAGGAACCGCACCGGTCATGCCCGCACCCCCGGCGTTTGTGGCACCGGCTCCTGCTCCCGCACCCAGTGGCGCACCGTTTACTGACGGCAAAGGTCTGATCGACTATGTCATGAGCGCTTACAAGGCTCTTGGCCCGCAGAAGGGTGCCGAGATTCAAGGCGTCCTGACTGGTCTGGGCTACCAGAACATCAACGACGTCAAGCCCGAGCACTACGGCGCTCTGTACTCTGGTGTTGAGGCGCTTAAGTGAGTCACGCCAAACTGTCCCCCTCGTCGCGGCATCGCTGGGCTTTGTGCCCAGGCTCGATCCGCGAGGAGGCCAAGTACCCTGAGCAGGAGTCCGGGCCTGCTGCGGTTGACGGTACTCACAGTCACACGCTGCTTGAGCACTGCATCAAAAACGACCTGGTCAATCCGTCCAGCATGATCGGCGTCAAGATGACAGACCACGAAGGTGAGTTTGTTGTCGACGCTGCCCGTGCCGAACGGGTTGAGGTGGCCATGTACTACATCCGCTCTGTGGTCATTGGCCACAACGGTCTGTGCCAAGTGCTCACCGAGCAAAAGGTCGATCCCGCGTATCTGCTGGGCCGTGACGATCTGTCGGGCACCGTCGACTGCCAGATTATCGGCGGCGATGTGCTCGAGCTAATCGACTACAAGGACGGCATGGGTGTGGTGAGTGCCAAGGACAACCTGCAGCTCGAGCAGTACGCCTACGGTGTGCTGGCGGGCTACAAGCTGCCCATCAACGGCAACTACCCGTTCAAGACCGTTCGCATGACGATCATTCAGCCCAAACTCAAGCTCAAGGGCATGAACCCGATCACGTCCCATGATCGCAGCGTGCATGACTTGCTGACGAATATGGGTACAATCGTCCTGCAGGCTGCCGCTACCGATGCACCGGATGCGCCGCTTGTTCCGGGTGAAAGTCAATGTAAGTTCTGCCGCGCTAAAGGCTCCTGCGCTGCGCTGGCGGGTAACGTAATGAAGGAGGTAGGAATCATGTTCCAACCTGTTGTAACGCAGACCTTGGATGTCGCGCAGCAAAGCGCAGACAAAGATCCGTCCACCATGGACGACGCCCAGATCGCACAGATTCTGGAAGCCGCTCCCCTGATGCGCCAACTCCTCGAAGGTGTGGAGAAGGAAGCCCTGCGCCGCCTGGAGGCTGGTCAAGCGATCCCCGGCCTCAAGCTGGTGCATGGTCGTGGCTCCCGTGTCTGGGCGCTGCCCGAGGAGGAGATGGCCGAGAAACTGATCAAGATGGGCATCCCCAAGACAGCCGTCTACGAAACCAAACTCGTGACACCCGCGAAGGCTGAGAAGCTGACCTGGGAGAAGCGCGATGGCACTAAGGTCACCCTGACCGATCGCCAACTCAAACGCATGGAGCAGGAGTACGTCACCAAGATGGCTGGCAAGCTCACTGTCGTCCCTGAATCTGACAGCCGTCCCGCTGTCATCACGAATGCTGCGCCGATGTTTGGCGCAGTCGAGGCAGCACCCGCTGCCGAATCCCTGCCCTCGTGGCTTTCTTAAACTGGAGTAACTGTTATGTCCGAAATCATTTTCCTGTCCAATGTGCGCCTGTCGTTCCCTCACCTCGCTGAACCCCAGCGCCAGGTCAACGAGCAGACCGGCAAAGAGCGCATCTCGTACAACTGCGAGTTCATCATGCCCGCCAACCACGATGGCTTCCAGCAGTTCATGAAGCGCTACGGTGCCATGGCCCTTGAGAAGTGGAAAGAGCACGCGCAGACTGTGATGCAGATGATCCAGTCCGATCGCAAGACTCGTTGCTACGGCCAAGGCGAGGAGAAGGTCAACAAGAAGACCTTCCAGCCCTACGACGGCTATGCTGGTCATGTGTTCCTGACCGCTGGTCGTGACACCCCGCCTCAGATGATCCAGGCTGACGGCAGCCCCGTGGACCCTGCCAACACCATGGCCTACCAGCAGCTTGCACGCAAGATGTACGGTGGCTGCCGGGTCAACGCTGCCGTGAAGCCTTGGCTGCAAGAGAACAAGCACGGTCGCGGTATCCGCTGCGACCTGATCGCCGTGCAGTTTGCTGCCGATGACACACCTTTCGGCGAAGGTAGCGTCGATGCGTCTAACCTGTTCGGCTCCGTGGCTACACCGACTGCTGTGCCAGCCATGGCACCGATGGGCCTGCCGCCGTTCATGGTGGGTCAGTGATTAACTGGAGAATCAAATGAAAAAAGCTATTCTTGCAATCGTTCTTGCCGCCAGCGCAGTTGCTGCTTTTGCCGCCTGCCCTCCCGGTACTGTGTATCGTTGCTACAGCACCCCGTCAGGCAAGATGCTTTGCGGCTGTTTTTAATCAACCCAGGGGGCTTCGGCCCCCAATCCGGTAACCGTAATGAGTAACGACTATGTCTTTGACATCGAAACCTACCCCAACGTCTTCACGCTGGCGGTCGAGCACGCAGACGCACCGATCACTTGGTCTTTCGAGATCAGCCCCTGGCGCAACGACTCGGCGCAGATCATCGAATTCCTCCAGTATCTTAAGAACAGCGATGCCCGCATGGTCGGGTTCAACAATCTGGGGTTTGATTACCCGGTCCTACACACGCTGATCCGCATGGGCAAGTCTGACGCAGCCACGTTGTATCAGAAGGCCATGGCCATCATCGGCTCACAGGACGACGATGACCGCTGGGTTCACGGCGTCAAACCGTCCGATCAGTTTGTCACCCAGGTCGACCTGTTCAAGATCCATCACTTCGACAACAAGGCCCGCGCCACCAGTCTGAAGGTGCTCGAGTTCAACATGCGCTCGGACAACATCGAAGACCTGCCGTTCCCGGTGGGCATGGAGTTGAACCAGGCGCAGATTGAAGTGCTCAAGCGATACAACGCACACGATGTGCGCGAAACCAAAAGGTTCATGCACCACACCACGGACATGATCAAATTCCGTGAGAAGCTGTGTGCGCTCTACCCTGGCCGCGACTGGATCAACTACAACGACACCAAGATCGGCAAAGAGTTCTTTACCATGAAGCTCGAGGAGGCCGGTGTCGCCTGCTACGACTATGGCAGCAAGGGTCGCACGCCTCGGCAGACCAAGCGCCCGGTGATCCATCTCAAAGACGCCATCCTGCCGTGGATCGAGTTCAGCGACCCCGAGTTCACCCGGGTGCTGAACTGGCTCAAGGAGCAGTCAATCACGGAAACCAAAGGAGTCTTCAATGACCTTATTGCTCGCGTTCGCGGCTTCGATTTTGTGTTCGGGCTTGGCGGTATACATGGGTCGGTGGAGTCTGAGGTGGTCGTATCTGATGATGATCATGTCATCGTTGATCTGGACGTTACCTCTTATTATCCAAATCTGGCCATCGTGAATGGGTTCCACCCGGCGCACTTGGGCAAGGATTTTGTCAGCATCTACAAGAACCTGTTCGAGCAGCGCAAGCAGTACCCCAAGACCTCGGCTGAGTCGGCCATGCTCAAGCTGGCGCTCAATGGCGTCTATGGTGACAGCAACAACCAGTTCAGCATCTTCTACGACCCGCTGTACACCATGACCATCACGCTCAACGGGCAACTGCTGCTGTGTTTGCTGGCCGAGGGGTTGATGGAGATTGAGGGGTTGCGCCTGATCCAAGTGAACACCGACGGTTTGACTGTGCGAGTGCCTCGGGCCAACAAGTGGCTGGTGGACGTGGCCCGCGCAGCATGGCAGATTCGCACCGGGTTGAACCTGGAGGAGGCGATCTACAAGACCATGATGATCCGCGATGTCAATAACTACATCGCGCAGTACGAGAACGGCAAGGTCAAGCGCAAGGGCGCTTACGAGTGGCAGACACACTGGCACCAGAACTCCGGTGGCTTGGTGATCCCCAAGGTGGCCGAGAAGGTGCTACTCGAGAACGCCCCGATCCGTCAGACCATCTATTCGTGGCCCGACATCATGGACTTCATGTTGCGCACCAAGGTGCCGCGCTCCAGCCACCTCGGGCTGGAGAAAGACGGGGTCACGACGAGGTTACAGAACACCACGCGTTACTACATCGCCCAAGGCGGTGGGCGACTTTTCAAGTGGATGCCCCCGCTGGCCAAGAAGCCTGGTGAGTGGCGCAAGATCGGCGTGGAGTCTGGCTGGGGCGTGCAGCCCTGCAACGACATCAAGGACGCCGGGAAGCTGCCAATCGATTACGACTATTACATTCGAGAAGTGGAGAAGCTATGTCTAGGACTCGCATGAACACCATGGTGCTGGAAGCTGGGGGAAACATTGAATCAAGATGCTTGGTCAAAAATCTTCCCAACTTTACAACGCAGTACGTATTCACTGAGGAATCGCTTCAGCGATTCATCGAACAGATCAAACAGGAGCAGAACAATGAGTGCGTTGAACAAACAGGTCGCGGGTGATCATTACAAGGATCAGCCGATCCAGCCGGTCGAATACATCCATGCCAATGCTATGGGGTACTTTGAGGGCAACGTGGTCAAGTACGTGAGCCGCTGGCGCAAGAAAAACGGAATCGCTGATCTGGAAAAGGCCAAGCATTACATCGAGTTGCTGATCGAGCTTGAGAATCGTAAACTGGATGGAGAGTGCAATGCTGGAAAAACAGATTGAGGCAAAGGTCTGCGACTATGCAAAATCCAAGGGTTTGCTTGCGTACAAATTCACCAGCCCCGCACGGACTGCTGTGCCCGATCGTATGTTCATCACGCAAGATGGCCGTGTGTTCTTCTGTGAATTTAAAGCTCCGGGAAAAAAGCCAACAGAGGCCCAAGCCCGCGAACATCAGCGACTCAGGCAACACAAAGTAAATGTCTTCGTGATCGACTCGATTGACGAAGGCAAAGTAATGATTGATGTAATGGTAATGGGATTAAACAATGCTGAAAGTTCTAATAGCTTGTGAGTACAGTGGTCGAGTGCGTGACGCATTCACTCGGCGCGGCCATTTTGCAATGTCTTGCGATTTGTTGCCCAGTGACGCATCGGGGTTGCATTACCAAGGCGATGTAACCGATATTCTTGATCAAGGATGGGATCTGATGATTTGTCATCCTCCCTGCACACATCTGGCTGTCAGCGGTGCCCGTCACTTCAAGGCCAAGAGAGAGAGTGGTGTTCAACAGGAAGCACTCGATTTTGTTCGACTGCTCCTCGATGCTCCGATCCCCAAGATTGCGCTGGAGAACCCTGTGAGCATCATCAGCAGCGAAATCCGCAAGCCCGATCAGATCATCCAGCCGTGGCAGTTTGGACACGGTGAAACCAAAGCCACCTGTCTATGGCTCAAGGGGTTACCTTTGCTCAAGCCGACCAACATCGTTGAGGGTCGGAGTGATCGCATCCATCGGATGCCGCCCAGTGCCGACAGATGGAAGAAACGCAGCACCACATACCAAGGTATTGCTGACGCAATGGCTGCACAGTGGGGTGGACAATGCTGACACCAAACCTACTCCATGACTACCAGAAAAAGGCAGTCAACTTCCAGTGCACCCACCCACACTCGATGCTGTGGCTGGACATGGGTCTGGGCAAGACAGTCATCACGCTGACCAGCCTGGCGCACCTGCTGCGCTCGGGCTTCCTGCGCGGCGTGATTATCGTCGCCCCGATCCGCGTGATCCGTCTGGTATGGCGTCAAGAGGCTGCGAAGTGGGAGCACACCAAGCACCTGCGGTTCAGCATGGTGGCGGGCACCAAGGACCAGCGCACACGCGCCCTGCTGCGCCCTGCCGACGTGTACATGATCAACTACGAGAACCTCGGCTGGCTTGCTGAGACTTTGCAGACTTACTTCGTCAAGAAGGAACGCCCGATGCCGTTCAACGGAATCATCTGGGACGAGATCAGCAAGATGAAGAACAGTAGCACGAACCGGGTCAAGGCGTTTCGCAAGATCGCCGACCAGTTCACTTGGACCACGGGTCTCACGGGCACCCCGGCGTCCAATGGCTACAAAGATCTGCATGGGCAGTTCCTCGTGGTTGACCGAGGTGAGCGCCTGGGCACCAGCAAGACAGCGTTTCGCACCAGGTTCTACCGCAAGGTGGGGCCGTACAAAGAGGTGCCGTATGAGGACACCGAGGACACGATCAAGAAGCTGATCGGAGACATCACGCTGGAGATGAGCGCCGAGGACTACAACCCGCTGCCCGATCTCATGATCAACAACATTGAGATCGAGATGCCCGATGAGCTGCGAGCCAAGTACGAGCGGCTGGAAAAAGAGTTCTTCATGGTGCTCGACAGCGGCAAGGAGGTCGAGGCGTTCAACCAGGCAGCCCTGACCAACAAGTGCCTGCAGTTCTCCAACGGTGCCATGTACCCGGTGGCCGGGATGCCCCTGTGGGAACCGGTGCATGACCTCAAGCTCGACGCCCTCGGGGAGATCCTTGACGAGGCCCAGGGCAGCCCGGTGCTGTGCTCCTACGCCTACCGGTCAGACGCCGAGCGGATCATGACCAGGTTCAAAGACCTTAACCCCATCAACCTGACCGAGTGCAAAAGCGAGGTGTCCCTGACCAACGCGATGCACCGGTGGAAGACTGGCGACTGTCCCCTGATGATCGGCCACCCAGCATCGATGGGTCACGGGATCGACGGCCTACAGAAAAATGGACACATCCTCGTGTGGTACGGCTTGAACTGGAGCCTGGACCTGTACGAGCAGTTCAACGCCCGGGTGCGCCGCCAGGGTCAAGGAGTGCCGGTGATCTGCCACCGCATCCTGATGCAGAACACTCTGGATCAGGCACAAGCAATGGCCCTCGACGA